GAACCAACTTGATTCGAAGCGTAGCGAAGTACTGCTCTTGGGAAGAGATATGAAGCCGTTAGCGTGAAGGCGGTGGTGCCGTCACGGCCTGTTATAACTGGTCTATCGGTCGATAGCGCGGTGCCGGCGTGCGAGAAGTTGGGGAGATAGGTCTCGTCATTGGTTTGAAGAAATGTGGTACTCGTAATATCGGCGGTCTTGACATTCTCCCCATCGGTGCGAAGCGTTGGTGGCCCATGAAAACCAAATGGCACTAAGCCAACTGCTTCTCCATTTTCAACATCTGGATGCATTTCAACTCTGATAAATCTTGACATATTCTCATATTTGCCATACTCGCGATGATATTTCTTGCTATCATCCCATTCTGCATATCTATCACCAATCTGCCTTGCAATATAGTTTGAAGAATTTGGATCCAAATCACAACCTGTATACATTTCAACAATACTTGGTGCAGTATCCTGATCACCGATTTTTCTCAAAACAACTGTAAATGTTCCATAGGAGGGAACACCAGGATCTAAACTAGAAGGTGGTCTAATGTTTTGGATAGATACCTTTAGATTTTTTTGAAGCCAATCGCCTGATGCATCAAGACCTACTAATCTGAAAAGCTTTTGCATCTTATAAGGATTAAAATTAGCAGCATTTCCAGTATCTTGTGCAATAATCCAACCAGTTCTAGCTACTTCTGCTTCTCTCTGGTTATCTGCCCAGTCTTTCGCTGTTGAATCATCAGTCTGCAACCCAAGCATAACACCGTGAGTAATATCATTAGGTGTATTAACCCCTGTTCGGGCCCCGTCCAAAAGTGATCTTTCATATGTCTCACCAAGCCAATGCTTTTCCACGGTTGCAGTAATATTACTATTTGTTTTTTGAGGGTTGGTGTTAAAAACGTTTCTAACATAGTTTGCTGAATCTCGATTGAAATTGAACACATACCGCTTAGCCGTGTTGGCCGTGATTTCGGCTGGTGTCCCAATAAGAGCGATAAATTCACCATTGGCCGTGGCACTTGATGTTGCAACAACACAAGCATGGGAGGCTGTGTTTTGGAGTACGGTGCTGACGCTCTTCATCATAGTACCAGACAAAGTAATTGCGGCGTCACTAGTCATATACCAAACAGCAGCTAAAGAAGCTGTTTGATTAAAAGGTTCGGTGCCGTTGGAGCTACTAGCCATAACAAAAAGACCATAAGCGCCTTTTGCATCGGAGGTGGAAACATCCATCGCGCCACCCCAGCCAGCTTTACCAGAATCTTGTACAGTCGTCGTAGAAGCTTTGCCGTGTTGGTGTCCTACAAGTCTTACGATTGTAACTGGAGCGTTATTTCTTAAATAAGCCTGCGCTGCAAAACCGGCATATGTGGGGGCAGAATAACTACCATTTCTCCACACATCAGTAGATTCCCCACCAGGAATTGGATTACCAAAAGTTTCAACATATTCCGCAAATGAATTAACAACAACGGGGCGCATCCCTGGCCCACGTTCAGTTCTACCAATAATTACTGGTCCTGCTGGCGCTAAATCCTGAGCGCGTTCTGATTGATCAATTTCATTAAGAAAAATTCCTGGTGAAACAAATTTAAACTTTCGAACATCTGACATCTGCGATATCTCCTGTATATGAATTTACTATTGCTTTAATAAATAGTCTTTTATAGTTCCAAAATCCAATCTTATTCTTTATAAAAACCCCTCTTGTCAATGTGTTCAAGCTCATCTTCTGTAATTACTCTTTCCCTTGGCGTTCTAACTTCAACTGCGTTTTCTCTAATCACAACTTTTGGCTGTGCTTGGTTTTTGCCTTCACCAATTATATACCCAAGCACAGTTATATCAACTTTGGTTTGATACGTCCTTTCATCAGTGTCTAGTGCTGATATATTGTTGTTTTGAGCAAACCCTTGTTGAATAAACGCCTCATACAGATGATCATTGCGTTCCATAGCAAAAGTATTAACGCCTCCAGTCTTTGTGATAAACGGAGTAAGCATTTCATTCATTTGTTGTTGATATTCGGTTCTCAATGTTATAGCATAGCCGGCCTCTATGTATACCGGTATTGGAATAGACATGGTTTGATAAACAATTTTTTTATTTGGTCTCGGCCAGTTAATTTGGCCTCTGCGATTGTGTCGAGAGCCTCCATCAACAAGGTTTTGAGATTTTAAAGCATCAACGTTCGCAAAATTAGCTGTTTTCTCTTGATTAATTCTTTTGTTTACTATTATTGATCCACCTTTATAGTCTCCTACTGGTGGTATGTTGCCATAAAAAATTCCCTTTCTTGCTGGGTCTTTTGTTACAGAAACCCTTTCTACTGTTATCAATGGTAATATCAAAATTCCATTAGAATCTCTTAATTCTTTTTTATTCTTAATTTGATGGGATCTTTCAGATGAGATCCAAATTACAGGAACTTTTTTCCATCCTTTGTTTGTACTAGTAAAAATATTGAGTTTATTATCAACATGTTCATAAATTGCACTATCAACACTTTCTAAAGTGGATGGTTGTATAATTGTTTCACTAAGAATATTATTATCAGGTGGCATCGAACAGTCCCTCGCGTGCTCTGATGCACTTAGCAGAAATTTCCATTTTGTGGTCTATTTGACCAAATATTTGCTTAGGCTCATTTAAACTTACAATTTCATAATAAATCTTGCCATATAGAACAAAATCTCCAACTCTCACAAATAAATCTTGATCTTCTGTTAATCTTCGCTTATGAAAGTGAATAACAATTGAAGCATTCTTATCTATTCCAACATTGCTCATCCAAGAAGTTTCCACTCCTTCGTATTCTACCAAAGCATAAACCCTTATGGGAGGCAAGAATGTTTTTTCGATTGCTTCTCCATAAAGTGAGTGAAAATTAGTATGCTCTACACTAATAGGATAATATAAAACCTGTTGACCAATTACTCTTTCAACAAGTTCATCGTTAACTTGTTTTACAAGATCCCTCTCTTTCTTTCCTATAAAAAGAGGAGGGGGAGGATTAGCAGGCTGTGACCACTTGTTTGCCATTATTCATAACTCCCCATTACCCAACAAAAATCTTCAAAGGAATACGTTCTTGAATTTTGTTTGTAGATTCTACAACAGCGGCATCTTTCTCCACAAGCTTCTCATAAGTTAGTTCATCAAGAACAGTTTTCAATTCCTCTCTAAGCTTTTCTTGCTCTTCTTTTGCTTGTGATAATAATGCATCAGCATTTAACGTAACTGATTCTCCTGGAATCGGAATTGTAGCAAATTTCCCTCTAACCTGGCCTAGCACTTCTTTTGATAAAGCAAGAGCAAACCTGCGAATCCATTGCTTGCCAATAGAGTTAATGTTCGCATAAGGAATATTAGCAAATGGAATTGTATTCATATTATTAACTCCATCTACATTTTGTCTTCCTCTGTCTTTATTATCTTCCCAAGGATCATATTCATTATCAATACTAAATTCAAGCCAGATCGTTCCGGGGCCGGCTTTAGTATCACTCGGGAATAATCTTAATCGATTATCTTTCAATTCATAAGAATAATGAGAGTTTCTTGTATAAATGGCATCCTCGAACGCTAACGCTTGCTGTTTGTTTTGCCAAACTGGAACAATTTGGAATTGAGAGTCATCAGCATATTGACCATAAGTTTGAAGGTTCCCAACTGTATTTAAGCCACCATAATAGCCATAAAATCTCCACATCGCTTGAGGAGTCTTGTAAAACACTCTTCTAACCTTTATTCTATTTTTGCCTATTCTATTGTAATATGGGAATCCACTGTTATCAGAAGAAACAGAAGCTGAATAAATGATAGATTGAAGATCGTAATCTTGCCTACTGCTTGTGGTGGCAAAAGAAGCTGAGAAAACGGTATCATACCCATTCATATTTGCTTCTCCGGAGATTGATCTTCCTATTTTCTTTGCGTATGAAAACTCAAATCTCGGATATTTCAAAGAAATACCAGCATCCTTTTCATATTTTGGATCACTGTCCTGCAAACTTGAAGAAAGTAAATCACCAGATTTAAGTTCTCCCTTGTGATCGAATGTACCCGTTGTAAACCCTAAAACATCTGAAAGTATATTTTTTGATTGATGAATATTAACAAGGTATGAATACTCTAAAACTGATTCTTCATAAGCTGCATAAATATTACCTTCAGTTAATTCAATATCTAAAATATCCCCACCAAGTTTTTTGTATGTATATGCAACCTGTGTTTGCGCACCGGATAAAAACCCAACAGAGCCCGTATACATGCCGTATGGGCATGCTGCGGCAACATTAGAATAGTTTCCTGATGATGGTAAAATAACTGCGCTGGTAGTGCTGCTTGGTGTTAGGGTTGGTCTGGTTGCCATTCATGTATACTCCTACACCTTAATTAGTTTTGGATAAAACAAAACCCCACCCGAAATTAATCGAATGGGGTTTTGTTAGACTAAATTAATTTAAAATTAATCTTATCTTTCCATACAACATCTAACGTAATCAAGATAAGTTACATCTTGATCGGTCCCAACAGATGTAAACTCTACGTGCGGGAAGATGATAGTGCCGTCATTTGGAAGATTGGAAGCTGAAGTCACCTTCAGGTCACCGTTAACATACCAACGACATGTCGTTCCATCGAAATGAAAAGACAAAACAACCCAAGTAGCGTCTGCAACGTCTACAGTGGTATCGGTGGTAGTCTCTGTGTTACCTTTAGCTCCGATAGCCAAAATGTTTGGTGTCGCACCGGTTACACAGTTAAAACCAACACCATCTTCAAGAGAGTCGATGGCGGTGGCCTCAACAGCACCGTTGTTCGAGGCCAGTCCAGCGAAAAATCCAGCACCTGAAATATCATCCAGTTGAAGCCTGGTTTCAAACCAAATTTGTCTTGCATCTGATGCATCAATAGTCATACCCATTTGAGGGGCAGTAATGGCCGTCTCCTCGCCGGCGGATGAGCCCAGCGTGAACTTAAGTACTCCACCGGTTTTAGTACTATCTGTAGCAATCGCGTCGGAGGAGCCTCCAATGGCGGAATTCCACATATCTGAATCAATCGAGGTTGCCTGCGCTGCATCATTATTTACTACTACACCTTGATTGGAAGTAACAGCATGAAAGTCATCATACATTCCAAAATACTTTGATGGTTGCAATTCAAATGCAGGCATGGAAAAGCCTGTAAGACCAGATCGAGAGCCGGTCGAAGAAGCTGTAGTTGCATTCATGTTTTTAAGGACGGCTTCTATACGTTTACGCCCTAATCTTCGATTTCCCATAATTTATTTTCTCCTTTTATATTTTAAGTTATCGATAACTTGATATTAATCACGAAACATAACCAGCCACTTCGGTTATGCCCCTTCAAAGGTCAGTGGCCTCGACCCAGGAGAATAATCTCAAGTTAATAATAAATAGTTGCCAAAATCATTTAAACCCTTAAACAAAAAAAAGCCCCGCCTCAGTTTCCCAAGGCGGGGCTTAGTTCAGCTATTGGCTGTCAGCTTTAGCTATTAGCTAGAGCCTTCTTCGCCAAGCAAGCCGCGAACAATAACTAGACCGTACATATCAGGTCTAACCATCTTCTTGGCATAGCGGGTCATGACGCCCTTACGGGGCACGAAGTCCTCTACACCAAAGATAGTGGGAGTGACCTGTAGCGGTACATATGGAGCATAAACGTAGCCGCTCTCAAGGAACGAACCACCCTTACGCCCAACTAGCACAAGGTTACGTGGGAAGTATGGATCAACATAAACATCCCATTTCTTGCTAAGAGCACCAGTCTTAACGGTACCTACAGTGCCTCTATCAACATCACCAGTCACATCAGCCCGGAAGCCAGAAGTGAACTCAAGAATGTTGGCAACCTCGGGAGAGGTTACGAGGAAGTTGGCACCGCCTCGAAGGGTCTTGCGGTGAATCTGAGCGGACACATCGTTGATTGTCTCGCAAAGAGTTTCATACCACTCATTCACCGTACCGGTGAAATCAGGAGCAGCAGCAGCGGCGCCAAGCTCAGCACCAGTAACTCTATTAACAAAAAGACCCGGTGCGCGTGACCAGTAATACGTACCAGCCTTAGAACCCTTAACAAGGTCGTTGAGAATCTCACGATCAATTTCTAGAGCAATCTGCTCAGAAAGAATCGAAGTAAGCTCAACTTCCGCGTCAAGGTTATGGTAGGCATTAAGATCCTGACCTAGCTCTGGGGTCCACTTAGCCTTAAGCTTCTTGGTAACTGCGGTAACAGCAATGCTGTCAACCTTGATATCGATTTCAGGAATCTCGTTCTTGCCAGTTGTTGAACCAGCATTACGAGTACCACCTGAAGGCTCTTCAAGTCCCCAGTTATCGATACCAACAACAGAACCTTCAGCATCCGAAGAAGCAAAAGCATCCTTAAGAGGGCCGGTAACGCAAACGGCATTAGAGCCTTCTGCGGCCAGAGTCCCTGAAGCGGCCTTGTAATAGAACGTAAGATAATTATCAAAGTCCGCATCGCCGGTAACAAGAGCGCCATTTTCGTCACGGAAACCGCGTTCAGTCAAACGACGAAGCAGCGTGCCGGTGGTCAAGCCCAGACTAGCTTCCGCGCCGGTGGCAATACCAGTGTCAATACGACAAGCGGTGACCATATCAAGGTTCAACTTGGCCAGGTCGGCGTCACTTAGATGCACCTGACAAGCATAAACCCTGCCTGACGAAGCAGCCAAAACGTCTGGATCCCAGCGAATTGCCTTCTTCTGTGCCTCACTTAGGCTACTAATTGCAGTACCAGCATTGCTATACACAGTACTAGTGACGGCAGTAGGAATATTGATTTCGCTAGCGACGGAAGTCGCGGGGTCGGCATCAGCAACCTCTGTAAGAGCGCTTAACGAACCAGTTGGCGAAGCATACGCCATGGCGAGGTTATACAAACCGCCGCCTGTTTCTGTGAGGTCGTTAAGACCACCAGTGATCTGGGACGCCAAACGGCCTCCACCATATACTGAATCACCAGCATCAGTACCAGGCTTCCCAGCTTCATATGAGAAGTCAAGGAAGAAGATAAGGCCAGAAGGAAGACTCATTGGCTGAACAGACACAAGGTCGTTAGCAACAAGCCCAGCAAACACACGACGAACTAGCGGGAACGCTACGGCTGCAAAGCCTTCAACGTCGCCGGCTGCCATTGAGGAAGCCTCTCTAAGTAGCTCTTTTGCCTGGTTCTCCAGGAGGCGAGCCATACCATTTTTTTGGTGATCATTATTAAGTCCTTCCAAAAGTCCAGTCTTTTCCCACTTTTCAAGTAGAGCGGTGCCTTCCCTTTGTAAGTCCCTGTCAACGATCCCCTCAGTAAGTTTTTGTAATACAGACATTTTTTGTTCTCCTTTTATTTAATACCTGCTAAAACTTTCCATCTAGTGGAAATCGAGTCGGATTTTTTAACCTCGTTCCGACGAGGTA